CTATGTCTGCCATCTTGTTCTCCTATTTGATGCCTTGCCGAGCTGACACTTCTCATGGGCATCTGTTTAAAGGGGGAGGGCGTTACACCCTCCCCATAATGTTACCTATTAGGGATTGTTGAAATTAACAATCTGTCCTGCTGAATCGCCAGCACTCTGCACTAAAGAAGCTCCGAAAAGAACATCCGCAACCACGGAGGTTGAGAGATAATCTATATCGTATGCACTTTGCACTCTTGGAGCAATCTGCATTGCAAAAACAACACTATCTTTTGTGAAGATCGAAGCTGTTTCGTCATCAGTTCCACCATCATCGTCCCAATCGACAGAATAGAAAGCATCCATTCCCATGATTGAACCTTGACTACCCGTAGCATGAGCAGAAGCTCTACCAGCTTCATTAGCAAGCGAAAATTCATCTAAAGCAAACAATGAATTGTAAGCCGCAGGTGAGCAATACAAATATGTCTCACTTGTATAATCAACACCAATATCCATTAAACTCTGCGTACCTGAACGGATTTCAGAAGAAAGTAATGTATTATCTGTTGCAAGCGTTACATCGTTAGCAGTTGCAGACTGAATAATATCTACTGCGAGATAATTTTCAACTTTCTTTGCCAAGGCATAGCCCATTGATTTTGCGTACATATTAAATAAGTCAGCACTTTCCTGTACCCGAACAACATCTTCGATGCGTTTAGCTTCGTAGAAATGTTGATCAATGGAAAGGTCTGTTTTCCCATCCGTGTTAGCGGAATAGGTTACTGCTGAATCAGCCGATTTAGATGCAGCAGTTTCTTCGTCTACTCTTGGAATATGAAGCGTATCGCCTCCACCAGAGAGTAAGGATGAAACATCTGTTACTTGATTTTTTAACGAGAATTTACGTTCTGCGTAATCTAAAATTGCGTCAGCCCATAATTCAGGAATAAAATTAGCAGCAGTTGTTACTGTTACATTAGCCATTTAATGACTCCTATCGTTTGTAGGAATCTACAATACTTGACCAATTACTACGTTTTTCTTTAATATCCATCTTCTTCCATCCATCTTTCGGTATCTTTGTGTCTACCGTACCTGCATTATCAGGGGGATTGGGTTTAATAGATAATTCTTCAACAACATTTAAAAGATCAGCAGTATTGAGATTCTTAAATTTTTCTTGTTTTCCTTCAGGAAGTTTGCTTAAAGCATCTGATCGAATTTTACCATCCAAGACATCAAATTTATCCTTGAAAGGTTTATAGGAATCCACTTCTTTTTGAAGTTCGGCATTTAACTCTTGCCATTGTTCCCGTTTTTCGAGTTCCGCTTTCTTTGCCCCTTCCTCTTTAAGTTCATAGGCTTGAATCTTATCACGGAGAGCATTACGCTCATCAATGACCTCATTCAACCTTGAACGGGGTATATCATTTGCCTCGGGTTTTGTCCCTTCTGCCTTTTTTACGTCTGTATCGACTGTTTGTTCATCTGACATTTTAAACCTCTTTAGTGAGTTAATAAAAATACACTTGCATTAAATGTATAGTATAATATATATTATAAATAACTATAATGCAAGAAAAAAATTACGATTTTAAAAAAAAGTGGTTTGAGTATCTTGGATATACACCGCATGATGGTCAGTTAGCTCTACATTACCCTTCTAAACCAGATGCACGTTTTCACATTATGGTGTGCGGAAGAAGATTTGGAAAAACTTGGGCGAGTGCGATGGAAGCTTGTTTTGTTGCGTCCCAACCCAATAAAAGAGTATGGGTTGTTGGAATGTCTTATAAAAAAGCAAGGTTAATCTTTAGGGAAATATGGCAGAGAATGGTTATTGGTCATGGAGATGACATTGTTCGATCATCTGAAAAAGATATGTATATCAAATTCAAATGGGGAACAACCGTTGAAGGCATGAGTGCTGATAACGCAGATAGTCTCGTCGGCGAAGGCTTGGACTTTCTGGTAATCGACGAAGTGGCAAAAATGAATAAAAAAATTTGGGATATGTATTTATCACCAACTGTTGCTGGACGCAAAGGTAAGGTAATCTTTATTACAACCCCAGAGGGGAGAAATTGGGTTTACGATTTATACAAGCTTGGAGAAATAGACGATGAATGGGAAAGTCATTCTGCCCCATCGTGGATCAATCAATATGAGTTCCCCCTCGGAGAAAGTGACCCTGCGATTATAGAGCGTAAACGCAATATGTCGAAAGAATTATTTGGACAAGAATTTGGGGCTGAATTTTCAGTCTTTCAAGGTAAGGTATGGGATTTTGATAGAGAATTGGATGTTGGTGAGTTTTCTTATGATAAGGATTTACCCACTTATTGCTCAATCGATTTTGGCTACCGTATGCCTGCGGTATTATTTATACAAACTCAATGGATCGGGGACACTGAACATATTAGAGTATTTGATTCTATTCTTCACAAAGAAAACATCAAAACAGAAGATTTAATTAAGATGATCAAAATTAAAGGCTATCCTATTACTTCGTTTTATGGTGACCCTGCGGGATCGAGCGTCCAAGGGCAGTCGGGTGCGGGAGATATGGAAATTTTTAGGAGAAGCGGAATTAGAATCCTATGTATGAGAGATAGGTTGAGTAGGAACATAACCTCAAGCGTATCTTATGCGAGAGGGTTTTTTGAAAGTGCAGAAGGGACTCGACGGGTTCATGTGGATAAAAAATGCACAGATGTTATAAAAGATTTCGAGGAATACCGTTATCCAGAGACAGAAGATGGTAAGCCAATAAAGGACGAACCAGTAAAAGACGGTTATCACGATCATGGATGTGATGCCTTCAGGTACTTTATCACTAATAGATTTCCCATGAAAAACACAGTAATGAAAAGGATTCAAAGATGATTGAACAACTAATTAAAAATAAATTAACAGAAGTTAAGCTGTCAAATGCCCATGCAAAGCGAGAAGAAATAAGAAAGTTTTTAGACTATTATTCTGGTACGTCTACTGAATCTTATATTAAAGATTTCTTTACAGGGGAGGCTTTTACAGAAATTCCCCCTTCTGTTACAAATTTTACACGTAAGTTTATCAATAAAATAAGTCGTATTTACACTTTAGGTGCAAAAAGGACTGTCGGCAATAAGACGAGTGCCTACAATAAACTTATCCCAACTAAAGATGTGAGGATGAAACATTCAGAAAGGATGACTCGCTTACTGGGAACTATTGCCAATAGAGTCTTTTGGCAGGAAGATAGATTCGACTATCGACCAATTTATTATTTTGAAACATATTTTGGAGATGATCCATTCAAACCAGAGGCAATTATCTACCCCCTTCTAAATAAGACATCTGATTTATCAAATACAACTAAATTACAATGGGGATATTGGGATGCTGAAAAATATGCCGTACTTAATGAGGATGGGAAAATTTTAAGTGAGCAACCAAACCCATACGGTATTTTACCGTTTGTTTTCACCCACAGGGAGGATCAAATCGATTCTTTCTTCGTTGAAGGTGCGAGTGATATTGTAAATTGCAATGAACAGGTCAATATAGGGCTTACAGAGATGAATCTCGGGATGAGATTTAATATGTTCGGTCAGCCATGGGTAAAAGGGCTTCGCAGTGACCAAAACTTAATGAGAGCGGGTTCTAACGAAATACTTGATATGGGCGATGAAGGAGAATACCACGTAACCTCCCCAAGTGGCAATGTGCAAGAATCGATAGATAATATTAAATTTCAAATTGAACTTGTAGCTTCTAATAATCACTTATGGGTTCAATGGGCAGAATCTGGCGGTGAAGTCCCTTCGGGAATTAGTCTAATGATAAAAGACCTCGAAAGAAAAGAAGATTACTTTGATGACATAGCCCTATGGAGATTATATGAAAAAGATTTTTATTCTGTGGAAAGAATTATTGCTGAATATAATGGTATTATGTTACCTGAAGATTTTGGAATCGACTTCGAGGAAGTGGAATATCCGACAACAGTACAAGACCAAATCTTAAAAGATCAATTCGATTTGGAACAAAATTTAATTACTCGTGCCAAAATTATGGTAAGAGATAATAAAGACTTAACAGTCAAACAAGCACAAGGAATAATCGATGACAACAGGCAAACCAACGAAACAGAGTCAAAACAGTCAATCTTTGCTCAATTCCGTCAGGAAACTGGATCAGATCAATGATATTGAATTTGAATTAGAAGGTAATATTGCTGAAATAATCAAAGACCCTTCTGCTTGGGGAGAGCGTCAGGTGGAAAGATTGATTCTCCAGTATCAGGATAAATATTTTGAAGCAAAACAATTAGGGGAGGAGTTTTGGAATGAAGTTAGACGTAGAGGTTAATTTCGACTTTGGCAAACTCGCTAATGAGTTAGATAAACTTTTGGATGATTATGCTCAAAGAGTAACCGCCACATCTGCCGAAAGGGCAAAGGAAGCGATAGATAGTGGTAAATTTCGATCCTTAAAACAGTCCACCAGAGAAATACGAGAAAAAGGGCAATCTCCAGCGTCGGGTAGAACCGCAACTAATTCCTTTAAGCCATTAGTCCACACAGGACGATTAAGAAATAGTATAAAGGGAACAAAAGGGGGTGTGGAGATGTTGAGTTACGGTCAATACCATTTGAAAGGCGACAAAACTCCTATGAGCAAATTTGCCAAAAAATTCAATATGGTTGGCACAGATAGACCTGCAAGAAACTTTTTAGCATTAGGCTTAAAACTCGCATCAAAAGATACAACAAAACTCACACGGAATCTTATTAAATCAATGAAAAAATCAATGCACTTATCAACTCCACTTGTATTAAAAGGATAAAGGACGTATATTGTGGCTGAACGAGGAGAATTAGATGACAAAGATAGAGAAATACTTTTATGGATTGCTCTCGGACTATCTTACGATGTGCGAATCTTCGCAGAACGACTTGGACAAGAAATTGAACGCCTTATACGAAGTGGTGTTAGCGAACAATCAATTATTGGGGTTCTTAATACGGACTTTAATCAATCGGGAAGAATTTTTGGAGAACTCAAAAACTCCATTAAGCGAGGAATTGTTGGAGGAATTAACCAAGCATTCCGCCGATCTGGACGGATGGGGCAAAAGTTAAGATGGGTCACAGTTTCAAAGAATGTTTGTCCTGACTGCGAAAGCCGTGCTGGACAACTTGATACTTGGGAAGGATGGGAAGCAAGGGGAATGCCAGCTTCTGGATGGAGTGTCTGTAAAGAGTATTGTTACTGTCAGTTGATGCCTGAAGATATAGAAATAGATGATACTTTAAAAATATGAAAAGATTTAAAACAATAAGATGGATTTGCAATGAATGCGAATGGGACTGGGAAACCTTGTCTGTCATCGTTGATGAAGAACAAGAAACCGAACAATGTCCGTCGTGTAATTCATTTGATGTAAGAGAATCCATTGCCGCACCCTCGATACGATTCGAGGGAAGCGGTTTTTACGAAACTGATTATAAATAGTTTTACCGTCGTTGCTCACGAGAGGACGACAAACTAACAGGAGTGACTAATGAAAATAGCAAGAGTACCTATTCATTTCAATCGAGATGAATTTCTAACCCCCTTTGACACAATGTTTGATAAGATTGTGCAAAACCAATTCCCAAGCTTTCAAAAAGAATTTGGGATTTCATTTAAGCATGGGGCTTTCCCAAAGGTAGATGTGGTTGATTACGACGATTGCGTCGTGATTGTAGCTGAACTACCGTCAATGAAGAAAGAACTGCTTAATATCGACGTTGAGGATGGAGTATTAACGATTAGTGGGGATAAGCATCAATTAGAAGAAGATGATGCTCGTTACATTATGAGAGAACTAAAACATTCATCGTTTCGACGTTCCTTTGAATTGGGAGATAATCTATCCAATGATATTTCTGCCAAATTCGAGGATGGCGTTTTAAGGATCGAGATTCCAAAAAAAGAACAAATGGAATCTGATAAAAAACGTATTGATATTAATTAATACCCTTTATGCCATATTGGATATATAAGATTCATAGCTAAAGCTATTATACTTTTATATATACCTTATATAGTATATATAAGGAGACCGTCTGTATCGGACATGGTTATTAGGTATTATGTATAATACACCGAGGGTGGGGGTTGCTAAAAACACCATGCCCCCACCTTGTAAATCGGATATGGCTTTGGTTGGGGGGTATACCTGAAAATCAGATATGGTTTTTATTCTCTAAATCCTTATATATGTGGATTTACGGCATAATTCCCGTTTTTTGCAATTCTTCTTCTTTTTCAATGATTTTTTGATGCCAATCGTGCATTTGAAGTTTTGTTTTCCTACCTTGAGGTAGTCTCTCCACACCAGCTCGATCAGCTCTTTTACGCCACCTATCCGCTTCTCTACGTAGCTTTAGGGCGTTTTTTTTCTTCAAAATCTCACTTAATTCTTGAGACTTTGTTTTAGGAGGTTCTTTTCTATCAACAATAGGTCTTTGTGGTAAAACAGTGAAATCAGCTTCTTCAATTTCTTCCTCCTGAAAATCGGGTTCTACTTCTTGATTTAAAAACTTCTCAAATGGGCTTTGATAGTTATTTACCTCAACACGCTTTATAAGCTTTCCGCTGTGTTCCAATATTAAACGACCAGCCTGAACATTCCCTGACTCTGCTTCACGAATCATTGAATTTAAAATAGATGGCAACCTCGCCCCAAAAGAAACCATATACTTCTGATAGAACACCTCAACAAACTCTGGGTCTCTTAACCATACGTGAACCGTACCTTTTGTCACGCCTGATTCCTCCGCTACCTCCATTATCTTCGCATTAGGATAAGCAGTCATATACTCTATAGCCCTTATCTTGGCAGGACTCCATTTTACTGGCAAATTAACACTCATTATACATTCCTTGTTTGTATAATATAACGACTATAACTTTATAATACAATGACTTATCAGCTTATATGCGTATTTTCCCAATATCCTATATCGGACTTTCTTTCAACCTTTTCTTTCAACAATCGCTCGAAGTCTTTATATAGCTTATTTTGTGAGGAGAGGGTATACACCCACCCTCCTCTTTTTCCATCCGCCCGTACCCGCTTTAAATAGGACAACGATGTCTTAATATGACATTATGGCAGACATTAAATAGTCTTTTAAACTTGTTTTAGATAGGGTTTGGGTATGTATACCATTGAAAAAAAACTATTGACAAGTTAAAATTTTTGTGTAAATTCTACCAAGTTAAACAAACAGAAAGGGAGTAAACAATGTATGATCTAAACACCATAACAAAACAAAACAAAAGCACTTACAAACCCTACTGCATAGACTGCGGCAAGAAAAAACACAAAGGACACTGTAAAACATCCTTCAGAACTGTAACGGTAACTATAGGCAGGAATATTCGCAAAGGTCGACGGGGAAACACGATACAGGAACTTCACGGACGATCATTGACGAAGCATTCGTGGATGATGTTTAAACGATCAGTAAGAAATATTGCTGAAGAGTATGGCAGTGAAACGTTTGTTAAATCATCAGGTAAGGGAATATACAAAGGTGTAAAAGAAGACAATTACACAGTAGTATTTTCCATTGATACAGCCAAAATAAGTGGACTTAAATCGTGCCTATCAGGTTTTTGTCAGTACTTTAATCAAGAATGTATTGCTTTGACCATTGGCGAAACTAACCTAATAAAGTGAATCAGGTAGCCAATATATTACACTTTTATAGATTGGCTGGTAAATTTTACGGCGTCAATTGGTATGCTTCGGCGTACCAATTCGCCGTGGAATTAGCAGGGCAATTTGATAAACCAATATATCAAACAGCGGGGATAATTTCAGCACTGTCCCCGCTGAAATCTTGGCAGGAAAATAAAAGACTTGCAATATTATTCTATGAAACTGGAATTATTAAACATACTAACTTAATTAAGGGCAAAATTTACAGCATTGAAAAAGCGAAAAATATAAACGAAATTATAAAAATTTTAAACGGTAGAAAAATCAGGTCGTTTTATCAAAATATTTTAGGATATGAAAACGTGTTAACAATTGACAGACATGCTGCTAATATTGCCTACAAGAAATTTGATAGTAAAAGAAGACTAACAGACAAACAGTATACAGAAATTGAAAATAACTACTTTAAAGCAAGTAAAATTTTAAACATTAACCCAGTACTTTTACAGTCGATTACTTGGCAATACTTCAGAACCGTAAAAGATCAGTATTAAAAGCCGTGAAGGCTTTTTTTTTGAGTTACTTGAAAATTGTTCACAATTGCTCATATTTGGCGAAATTTTAGCCTTCTACGCTCGTTTTATGGTTTATTGATATATAGACAAGGGTAAACATAAAAACAGCCGTAAAATTGATTTTAGACCGTTTAAAAGTGATTCACGTACGCACGTATGCGTACGCACGTATGCGTACGCACGTATGCGTACGCACGTATGTCCATCCAGTTATAAATGGGTGTTTATAAATCAGTGTTTATAAATTTATATTTATAAAATAAGATATTACGATCCGATTATCTTCTTTATATCGGACAATCAGGTCTGAATGTCTTATTATAAATAGGATAAGTTGATCCTATTATCCTAATTATAAAGAGGATAATAAGGTCTTAATATCTTATTTAAATCGGATATTAAGGTCTTATTATCTTATTTAAAGAGGATAAAGCGACCCTATTATCTTCTTTATAGTTGAGACTCATTTGCAATAAGAGTTATATAGCCAAATTTAGCGATATTTATACCTTTTAAGGCGTTTTTTTATTTAGGCATATGTAGGTATACCTTATAGCGAGTTACAGCCGTCAGCGGATTCTCACGAAGATCAAAAAGCGTTCAAATCCATAATTATTGTCTCAATAGACATAAAAGTTGAAAAAAGTGAAAAAAAGACTTGCATCTTAATTTTAATGTCCCGAAATTCCAACAGTCATATTAACTAAAGAAAGGAAAATATAATGGATCATTTAGACTACAGAACGCCAAAAGAACTGATCGATGCAGTTGAAAGCAATAAACAATTCGGTGAAATTGCGAAAAAATACTGGGTATTGTTGGAAGATGAAATTACTGACATAATTGAGAGCATCAATCAAAAGCCAAAGTTATATCAGAATGGCTATGGTCATTATATGAGTGCTTTGGACTCATTGAAAAAAAGTGGAGTAACTTTATCTCTTGGCAGTTATCTCTTAATCAAGGGGGGCGGAAATCATATTGGTATCTTGGATGCCCTAAAACTAATGACAAATAAATAAATAAAAATAACACTTGACTTTCACAAAAAGTCATTTTAAGTTCAAGCAACGAAAAGGAGTTATAAATGAAAAACAGCGAATTAATCAAAAAGCATCTGACGAAATGGGACTTGGAAAAGATTCACCCAATTACCGAAGATGAATACAAGGAAATGAAAAAAGCCAAGAAAGCAAAAAAGAAGGAGTTATAAAATGAAAGATTACTATGATGATAACTTTGGATATTGGGATATGGAGGATGACGCAGAGGAAAAAAAGGCGTTTTACAGTCAGGTTCAGAATGAATCTGTATGGAAGGTATGTTCACTATGCGATGAGAAAGTTAAACTCCGTCCAGAATACGATAAATGTAATTCCTGTATGGACAAATTAGAAATGGGGAGGCAATGGTAATGGATGCTATATGTCAAGGATGTGAAAAGAAAGCCGATGATGGCTTTAATAATGGTGAATTAGTATATCACTATTGGGCAAGAAACGACGCTTATGGGTTTTATACAGGTCTTTATTGCGATGGCTGTTATAATTCAGACAAATATCCATACAAAAAAGATCGCTATGAAACTATTGAATATGACGGATGTGGAGAACAATTAGAATCAGATTGGGAGGAATAAATGTTGGATTATATTACAAATCCGTATTTTCTTGTGAATGTCTTTTGGATGTTTACCTTATATTCAAGTGTTAATAATATCTGCCATTGGTTTGGCACGTGGAAACATAAAGAAAGGAGAAAACAATGAAAGTAAAAGATGTAATTGAATACATGAAAGAGT